CAAAGTTCCGTCCCAAAGTAGCAGTCCAACCATTAAAAGTAGGACGACCCTTAGTACGACCAGCAGACACAATAGTGTAAGCATGACTAGTCGGTTTAGTAACATTCGCTCTAGCCAACTGCACACCCTCATCAAAAGCCCGTTTATAAACCTCAGACATAGCCGCATCTTCCAACCCCTGAAAAATACGGGAACAAGCATAATAAACTAAAGCAAAATGCAAATTAGCACTAGCATCCACAGCACCACCAGTAGTAGCCCAATCAAGCGGCTCACGATAACCACGAGCAGTCAAAGTCCGAACATTACTCGGCTTAGGAAACAAATGAATCTTCCCCTGCCACACAGCATAAAACAAAGGGTCACCAGAAGTATCATAAGTACCCAAATAAGTTTCCTCTAAGGTGTCGTACCCAACCATTTCTAAACGCTTACCAACACCCGTAGCATCCGTAATAGAAACAACACTAGCAATAGGGTCAGCCGTCAAATTGGCTATCGTGTAAGCCCTTTGGTTGGCAACCGTAGCAAAAGTAAACGAAGTTTCCAAAAAAGTCCAACGCTGCTCCAAATCCAAAATACGGTAATAGCCATCACGAATATAAAGATTTAATAGCGAATCGGACAGGTCCTCGGTATCAAGGTCAGTGATGTCTCGGACTGTGCTACGCAAAGTAGCAGCAGTCATCGTTTGATAAGCCATTATGACTCCTTAGAGGGTTTGGTGGTTTTGCGGGAATGACCCACACAGAGTTCTTGTCCACGCACCCGATTGGCTCCACAGGTATCATCGTTGCCCGTACATTTGTCGCCACGACCAATGTACGGTCCACTGGCAGACGCAGGTTTAGAACCCGTTACTGCGCCAGCAGGACGGTTACCATAAACAGGTACACCATATAAGGAATGGGCGGGGACAGAGTTTTTAATCATCACTCATAAGGGAATTGTTCCCCAAAAGTTTTATTTGCCTGATAATTGCATCAACAACACTTCCAACGGAGAATATGTATAATCCGTTGAACCACTAAATTGTTGATTGGTCATATTTCTACCCATTTTGGAACCACTATTAAGACCGTCTAGCAACAATTTTGTTCCAGACCGAGCATTTTTAAGTTTTTTGGCAACTTTGCCAAAAGGAGCAAAAGCCAAAGCAGCGTACAATGGGTCCAAAGGTTCAGATTTACCCTGAGACAATCTAACACCTTCGGAAATAGGCAAAGCAAAATCTGCAATACCTTTAGCAAAGTCCATATCTGTTTTAACTTTATTGTTAGCAGCACCAGCAATAACACCAGAATATGGTGCAGCCGCAGATTGTCCGCCACCTGTTAAACCCATAACATCTTGACTGTTTAACTTGCCTTCAGTAAGATTCAGACCAGCCTTAACTTTAGGATTATTAAGAAAATTTAACAAATCCTCAATATTGAAACTAGGTTTCTTAGCAGCCTTAGGTTTCTTAGCCATAACTGTCTACTTAGGCTTATTTTTTTTGATATCCTTACGGACTTGCTTGGCACGATTAGCGTTCTTGGAATCTCGGCGTGCTTTAGCCTCCGCAGAGTTTTTACCGCCAGCCTCTTTATATGCTTTGGCACGGTCCGCACGGCGTGCAGCATCCCTGACGGCTTTAGCCTCATCAGCGTTCTGCCTAGCACCCATACCTCTAGCACGATTACCGATGCCTCGTGAACGGGCTTGTTCAGCCATACGGCTACGAACAGTGGACGCACCTTTGGCAGCCTCATCAGCATAATACTGTCTGCCGCTAAGTTTACCCCATTCTTTAATCAACTGTTGTTGACCTTTTTTGGTATCCAACATTCGTTGGCTACGCAACTCTAGTTTGCGGGCAGCCTCTTGTCCCTTGCCCATAAAAGCATCGCTAGCACCAGCAGCCGTTTTTTTGGGCATTGGTGGTTTCTTGCCTGCACCACCAGCCGCAGTCTTAGCAGCCTTTGTGGACTTTTTGGCACCTTTTTTGGCAGCCCTACGAGCAAGAGCAACGCCACCTTTAGCAAGGTCATCAAACGGAATTTTCATAATTAATACTGTCCCTTACTGTTCCGCATAACATAATCGGAATAATCTTTTGTCATCCCACCTTTACGGTTATAAGGAATCTTTTTGTATGCTTTGTCAGGAATATCGTTTTTTGCTGCTTTAGAAACAGTTTTGCGGGTTTTGTTTAAATTTTTTTCCATTGCCTTACCAACAGCCTTTGTCGTAGCCTTGATGATGTCATCAATACCATTGGTCATCTGGATGGCAGGTTTCTTAGCAGCCATGACTAGTATCCCATTCCTATTTTCTTTTTTCGGGGTTTTTTACTAAATTTTTGTCCTTTAGCCATTTGTTTTGCTGCGGCACGAGCGGCTTCAACACCAGTAAGTGTCCTAGGATTAAGTCCTTCGGGTGGTGAAGGATTTCTTCCTTGTTTTGGCATTGTATTTACAAGTTGACGCAAATCTTTATCCATAGAACCCTGTTTTTGGCGTTGTCGTTGTGGCTTGGGACGGGCTGGTTTTGGTGCTGGTGGTGGATATACGCTAGCCATAGTTATTCTCCTAGATGTGTAAACATTTATAAATCTTATTATAGAAATGGGTGTGGAACCAAAGGTCCCACACCCATAACCATTTCGTTCCGTGCGGGGAACTAATTACTTAACTGCACCACCAGAGTTTTTGCGGTACAACTGTGCTGTTGATGTTGAAGTTACAACAGCAATGAATGTTGCTGAAGTACCATCAAAAACAACCATGTTTCCACCGTTGGTAATTGTCCAACCAGTGTTGGTTGTTACCGTATATTGAAACGCTGACGCAAGGTTCACAATCGTGAACTCAAACGAAGTTCCAACTGCTTCATCTGTCAAGGCAGCAAGCACAAGTGCGGCTGTTGGCAGGGTGAAGGTTGTGTCTACTGTTGGGGTTCCAACAAACAACTTACTAGTAAGTAGTTGTGCTGCTGTTGGTGTTGCGGCATCAGTGACGGCTACTGCTGTAACCTTCTCTGCTGCTGTAATGTAGTTTTCAATACGCTTGCGTGTTACCGCACCATCTGTATCATTTCCTAATAGTGGCATAATATTTCTCCTATATTTTTCTAGTGGTTAACTTAGGCTGTCTTGGCGGTCAGTTTGCCTTGCTTGGCACGGTTACGGACCGTGAGGTTACCGTAACACATGATGAGGGCGTAGCGTGCATCCAAATCTTCTGGACGAATAAATGCTGTTTGCTCAAACCATTTGCTGGTGTGACCAACCAAAGTTAGGTACTTGCTGTTCAAGAAATAGAATGTTCCTGCTGTGCAACCAGTGTCGTACATTACAGGAGCAGACTTAAACAACAGGTTCTGGAATCCAGCATCTGCAGTCTTAGTGTCCGTGTAACGCAAGTTTGGTTGAAGCAAAGCCTCATACTTTTCAAACAAAGTTTGTGTCGTCAACAAGGTGTCTGGGTGGTCATTGCCAACCGAAACGCTGTTGTGTGCTGTTGCCATCTGTGCAAGCGTCAAAGCGGTTGCAGTGTTTTCCTCATATGACTTCCACCATGTGTAGGTGCTGGAGTCAATGTTTCCAACAGTGTTACCGTTCTCAACCAAGTTACCAAGACCGTTCCAGTCCTTGGACGAGTTACCAGTACCATCAGCAAAGAACATCGTGTTGAAACCTTCACGCATAGATTCTTCAGCCTGCATGATTTTGGCTTCCAACAAGTTGATGATTTCTTGCTCACCATTGTTCTTCGCTTCTTCAATACCAGAAATTGAAATGGATGCAGCATACTGCTTCCATTCAAACTCTGCAGCAGAAATGCCTTCTTGTGGAGCAAGGTTAAGAGTGTCATAACCACCGTATGAACCAACAGTGTTGTTCAAACCGTAAATGAGTGGCTCAACAATTTTTGTTCCGCCATTAAGCATGCGAATACGACCCTTTTCCATAAGGGTGTAAGTCAACGGGCGTGCCGTAAAAATGTTGTCGGTAAGTTGGTCACGATAATTTGCTAATGTTGTTGTAAGCAAGTTATCAAAGTTGCTATTTGCTGCCATGATAATGTCCTTTAAAAGTTTGGTTAGTTAATGTGTTATTCTGCGCCCAT